GCAATCTGTGTTTGGTCAAGCGAGTTTAAAAACTTTTGTCCACTCTCACTGTTGTAAATTACCCAGGGACTGATTTTACCTGTGGTCACTGCATGGCATATTGCATTTGCATTGCCATATCTAAGACAATCATGTGCTGGATTGCCTGTGGACTCTTGCCAGGCAATACCATATTCAATTGCACGAGTCAAGGCATCGTCAACTGCTTCTACTCGCAGATACCCAATGAGGTACTCGGTGTAAAATGCATCCTTGCACCAATAGTCAATTTTCTTGTTGTTCTTCAACAACCAGTCCATGAACCTAACTGGGTTCACAGCTCGTAGTCCCATGCAGTACCTACCAAATTTGACAAACGCCCTATAGTAAGGACTTTTGACAAATCCATCCCAGCTCTTTAACCGGCTAGACCCTTGTGTGTAGTCATAGAACTTTAGATAAGCCTGCAACCCTAGTTGCACTCCCATCTCATTGCGTTCTTGTTCCCGTCGTTTTTGTTCACACACATGCACAGCCAGTGTGGTTTCTTTGATAAAACTACGATCACAATATTGACAAACAAACGACATGTTTTAAATTTTCAAAAACTTGTTATAGTGAAGTATCATTGCCCATGTCTTTGAGTTGTGCCGCAAGCTCTTTTTTGGTGTTGATGCGACTCATGAGTTCAACTTCATCCATCTTCATGTTGGGATACAATTTCATCAACATTTTTTTAACATCAGTGTTGCCTTTGTCTTTTTTCTTGGGGGCAATCCACGGATGTGTGTGGTTACCAGTTCCTGGACTCACTGCTGTGCTCATGAGCCACTGCAATTGCGGGTGCTTGTTTACTGTAAAAAAGTGTTTGTTGAGATAGTGATTACAGCTTTGCACATAGTATTCTTGCAGTTCCTGTGTGCCCTGCACTGTGCTACTCCAGCGAATCATGAGATAGGGGCTAAACTTTTTGCGTTCTTCATCAGTGAGACTGCTGTAAAAATCACGGTCTTTGCCATCAAGCCGGGCCATCTCATAGCGTATGTTTAGCCGATCGCTCATTTGATTTTTGCTGCCAATTGGTTGATGACTTCTCTGAGACGCACAATATCTCGGTGCATGCGATTTATTTTATTATCTTGCTCAGCAAGCTTGGCCTCTAGCTCTCGAATCTGGCTGGGAGACTCATCTACTTTGGGTTTGATTATTGGGGCAACAACTGGGTTGTCGGGGTCGGTTTGATATTGTTTCATATGATTACCATGCTAAACTGTAGTTAACTATCTCGCAATTCCTACTAATGTCCTTGACAAAATAAACACAGTCCGGACTAGGATCATTGTTCAAAGGCACTGCCAACATTTGTCCGTTTTTAAGCTTGGGTGCATACCAGGTCACTTCGTGATAAACATCTAGAATTTCTATGCTTGGAAAACTGGGACGAAAGCTACTCAATGGATTGAACTGGAACACTTTAAAGCCACGATCATTTATACTTGTGAGTGGCAATACTTCTAAGTCGCCTAGATCAGGCTCACCTATCAGCACTTGCCAGTCCATGGGCATGCGGATTATATCATTGCCAATTTTAAGCACCAAAGCAGGTGCTGTAAAAGTTTCTAGGTATATCAAAGGTATGTAATGATAATCAGGATTGCTGGGATCTGAATTATCAAGTATGGCGAATCGCATGTCATCCACTTCGTCGGGCAACGTGTTTAGATCATAGGACTGATTGTCATCAAGGGTTAGTATTTGCATAAAGTATATTATATATGGTATCAGGGCTGTAGTCAACCACCTGCCACGGCAATTGATTAAAGTAATCAAGCACATATTCAGCATTGCGTTCGTAAAAACCACAAGTGGTATCACGCCATAATGAGAATAGTGTGCGAGTTCGTTCTAAGGTGATCTCTGGGTTTATCTGCCGGCAGTGATCATGTAACTTGTGTACGTCTTGCAGTAGTTGTGTCAATGACCAACAGCATGGATTGCCTTTGAGCATTGCTTCAAGGCTTGATATTTTATGTACCATTTCACTGACTTCCATTTGTGTTGGTGGTCGGTTGATTTGTGTTAAATTGGGATTTTCTATGAAATAGCAAAAACTAGCATCAACAATGTTGTCCCAGATCACAGCAACACCGTTCCGGCCATAGCTGTTTTGAAGCAATGATGAAGATGGCAACTGTTGTTGTCGGTAACATGCTACTGCAACGTCAAAACGTTCATCATTGTTGCTGTGCAAAATACAATCTATTAAACTGCCACAGCCGCCAGGTGCTGATCTAATTATTTGATTTTCATCCATTCCAGTTTTTCTTGCGTGAAAGGATAGTTTGCTTCTTTGTAATAAGCTTTACGTTTAGTGAGATGTCGTTTGGCAAACTTGCAGGTTGACGTGACATCCCAGATTTGTACGTGGTCTTTGTCTTCTGCTTTTCTAATGCCTCGCCCAATGCTTTGTATAACGCGGACAAAGCTTTTTCCGGGCTCAAGAAGAACCAAATTAAAAATACGGGGGATATTAATACCCACAGCGGCCACACCGTAAGTCGCCACAATAATCTTGTCACTAGATTCTGCCACTTCATCATATTCATCCTGCCTATCTTTGGCTTTGGTTGCACCACTCACAAACACAGCACGTTCGCCCAAGCGTTCAACTAAGGCTTGTCCAGCCGCTACTCGATCTACCAGCACCAATGTGTTGCCTGTTTCATTGACTTGCCGAATCAAACTAGCAATTGTATCTAGTCTGCCAGTTTCTTCCAACAAGTATTTTAATTCACTTTGGTAATTGCTAAACTCAACGTGATCCATCAATTGCACTACGTTAACATGACACTGCGCCAGCACTCCCTGCTGTTGCAGTTCATTGGCAGTGAGCTTGCCAATGACCGGACCCAGACTCACCAACAAGCTTTGGCTTTCAAACTTTTCTTTGGGTATGGTTCCAGTCAATCCCCAACGTATGGGAATCTGACTCATGACTCCGGTCAACAAAGTTTTTAGTGCATCTGCTTTGGCCATGTGCACTTCGTCAACCATGACGCACACCACGCCTTCAATAAACTCTTGTATGGTGCAATCACCAACACCAGCTTTGGTATTTTTTAACAACACATTGAGACTCTGCCAAGTACATATAGTATGTTGCCGTCCCCACTCTTTGCGATCGCCATAATAGACCCCAACGTCAAGACCCAAATTGACATAGTCTTTTTCTGTTTGGGTGACCAGGCTTTTATTGGGAACAATGACAATACTGCGTCCATGATGTCCCACGTGCCAACTCAGGGCCGCGGTCATAATTGTTTTACCTGCACCCGTGGCCACTTCTTGTATGCACTGCGGATTTTGCAGGAAGCTGTTGATAATGTCAACTTGATAGTCACGCAATTTGATGGGCTGTCCTTGTTGCGGGTGTCCCTTGGGCCAGGCTTTGTCGGCAAAAGTATCTTCTGAAGCTAGAGAAAACTCAAAGGTAGTAGAATACTCGCGTTGATCATCCAGCTCAATGTCATAGTTCATTTGCTCAAGCATGGGGATAATCTCGGGCAATAAATTTACATAAGTGCTGCCCCCCAGTTGAAAGTAGGCAACTTTTCCATCCCAACGACCTAGACGAACTGCCGGCAAGTACCTGGCATAGGGGATATCGTATTTGAACTTGGCCACAAGTTTTTTACGGGCTTCAAGATCAAGTCCTTCTATTTTGATGTTGACTTCGTCTTTTATAGTAATAGTCGCTGTTTTCATATTTGTTAATTGTACAGGACTTTTTAAACAAAGTCAAGAAAAATATTTGGCCATTTCTGGAAAGGTGTCAGTAAAGCTTGTATTCCGGTATTGGTCGTGTTGTTGTGTTCGTTGTACAAACTCAGCAAAGTGTTCACTGTCGTCAACATTGGCCAACATCCTGGCCCAGGTGCGTGTGTCAAGATACGGGCTCTTGGACAGCTTTGATATTATATACTGTTTGGCTTCGCCGGACCATACTGATGCTCTAAAATGCTGGGGCAAGTGCACTCGTCCCAGCCAAGGTTTTGGCAATCCTATATCATTGCACCATTTGAAAAACTCTGGCAAGTAGGCTATGTTAAATGCACTCACTGTCTTTGACACACTGAGTTTAATATTGTCAATGCGCCGTGCATGTTCCACATACTGTTTGACGTTTTCCACAGTGCTCTGCCACACTGCCGGAAATCTTATGTACTCGTATTGATCACCAACGCCATCAATGCTTAGTTGTAAATCAATTTCTCGAAAATGTGACCAAAGACGCCACCAGTCTGGGCCTGGGAACATAGTAGCGTTAGTGGTGTAGTGCAGACTTACAGTACGTGATTGGCCGCTGTCGATGTATTTCTGTAGAATTTCATGCTGTAAAGGCACTCCACTCAAAAATGGCTCCCCGCCTGGTATGTCAATGTGCACCAGTCCCGGAGCATTTGTAAGAAAGTCGTTGACAAAGCCTTGCTTGTAAAAATGGTTTGGGGGCACATCAATGTTGTAGATTTTTTTGTATTCAGCCTGCCAGCGACTTGATGCCATGGGCCCGCAAGTAATACAAGTTAGATTGCAAGTATTTCCAAATGCTATACTGGCAGTTAAAATTTTTGCCTGCTCTAGATCATAGTCATTGTAGTGCTGTTGCCAGCGTTCATGATCTAGCTGACGTTTGCTTTTTATGTTGTTTTCTTCTTCGATACGGCAACGATCACAACCCTGGGGCCATTTACCTTCAAGGAAATCCTTTTTCACCTGTGCCAATGTGTTGCTGTGTCGATAATCTACTAGAGCATGCGTTTTAATATTATTGGCGTGGTCAGGATACGCTGAATTATTGAACTTGCAACAGGGTGTTATTTCACCCTGGCTGTCAATGTCAATGTTACTCCATGGGGCATAGCAAAAAGTCATTGTTGTAATTGTATGTTCTTCAAGATAACACCACAGTCAAGGTATGTCTGCTGGGGGCAAGGTTTGTATTTCATGCCATGAATATTTCATAATTCCGGCTTGTATAAATTGTGCGACATCGGCTGGAAATTCTCCATAGGTCAAATGAATTGAATTATTGCTCATGGCCAATGGCAAGTCAACTGTTGGAGCAAGTAACACCTGATGATTTTTTGCTATAAAAATCTGATGGTTTCCTATTAGACTAATATTCCAGTCCGATGACCGAATAAACTCATCAACTGCCCAGGTGACCTCGGGCCACATAGAATTCATGTAGTCATCTACACAAATTATGCCATTGCATTTACTTTGAACTTGAAGCAAATCGGTTAACACCTTGTGGTATTTTTTATTTGCATCCAAGTGCACAAACGAATATTGCTGGTGTAATTTTGGTATTCCAATTTGAGTATCCTCAATTCGATAGTCAATTGATAAATTATACTGCTTGATCAATTGCTCAAATGGTTGCTGACTATAGCCTTGACACCAATCGTCGATTATAGTTAAATTTTTAGACAGCTCGTACAAAGTCAATGCACTTCCGCCATACCCAGTGCCACACTCTAGCATGGGTTTTCCTGCAAACTGTTGGGCTAGTTTATAAAACAAATACCAGTCCACACCAGTTTTGCCTGGTTTTGGCACTTGCCCGTCTAGTTGTAATTGTAATAATTTGCTCATGTAAAAACTTTATCAAACTTTGATTGTAATAGTTCAGCTATGACAGATTGACTATTGGGACCAGGGTGCCCTTCGGTGTTGCTTTCTATAAAATCAATTTGGTGATTGTAAAACGGATCGTATAAATTCAACCAATGACTCTCTTGAATGCCACCAAATTTTTCATACGAAGAGTGCATAGTGTCGTACAGTGACTTTGTTTCCGAATCATCTCTATCCTCTGACAACAGTATTTCCCTGGTGAATTCATCTAATTCAGATGGCGTTGCCCACTCAACTTTTTTAAGAAATTGCTGGTGTTTCCACGGTAGACAATAATTTACAAATCCAATCTGACACGAGTATTGTTTTGCAATCTCAATCAATAAATTGCATTTAATTACAAGATCTAAAATATCCCAGTGATAATTGTAATATCGTGTGTTAAATTTTTGTTTTATCTGATCTTTGATAGTTATTGTTTGATTATTTACTAAGTTGATGTCAACAAAGTTATTTGGGAAGGACACATAGGGACTGGAGGTTCGATACAATTCAAATCCATAATTAATATTTGTGCGGGGTATCAGAGACCAGGTCACCATGGCATGAGTAAAATTTCCAGTTCTAATATTGGCGTAGGTTTCGTTAAAAATTTCAGCATTGTCAGCACCAACTATGCTGGTGTTTGTTATATCACACAAGGGAAATTGTGCGTTAATTAGAGACGTGGGCCAAAAAGATCGCATCATCTCTTCATTGGTAAGTCCATACCCGGCACTGGCACTGGAACCTGAGATTAAAAACTTTTTCACTGTGACAGTTCCTGTAGTTTAATTTGTAACTGTTTATAGATGGTCTGATTGGCTTGTTTAGTATAGTGCACAACATCGCCTCGGTTATCTAACCAAAATTTATAAAAATTAATCATACAATCAAATTGGTATAGGTCCGCCCAGTCAAAATGTGTGATGTGCAACACCTTGGAATGCTGGGTTATTTGATCTATTTCTCGACAACAACTACTATGAATAAACTTGTAATAGTCTAGATCAAAAATATGTTTGTAATAACTAACAATGTCTTGAGCAATGGCGACTTGATTTAATTTAGATTCAGCATCGGCAAAAATAATGTCACTGGATCTGTACAAATGGTTGTCGGGGTATAAAGGATTGGATTCACAATGAATCCTATTGGGACTGGTATGACTTATTACAACAAAATCATAATCATCTAAGTCAACTGATTGCAATTTTTTCAATATTTTGTATTGCCCTATGCCAGGAGATGATAGGTTTGTCACTGTGAAATCTTGTTTTAACAGCACAGGCCATCCAAGATCGCCGGACAGTTGTTCCGAAGAAAAACTATCTCCAACAATCAACACTCTTTTTTCCGTCATAGTAGTAATTATGTACTTTTGTCAAGAAGTCAAAAAAAGAGGTACCGGTTTAAGGGTACCTCTAAACAAATCGCCCAGGAGCTAGTCTGATAATGGCGATTTGGTAAACAGTCTAGGCGTGCTCTAATTCAAATACCTGATATCCCGAATAAGGATAGTTTTCTTGTAGCCATTCTACCAGGCCTGGTTCCCAGGGATAGACTATTGTACGGTCTCGATTGGCAATGTATTGTATCATTTTAGTTGTCCCAGGTGTCAAGAAGTATAATGTACCCGACCATGAAAAACAGCCAACCTTGTGCGGTGTTGCCTTGTGAGAAATATTGTAGGCCACTTAGCACATTGATACCACCAATTGTGTATCCAATCTGTTTGCGATACGTACCAAACCAAACTGTAAATTTTTCAAGCATTATTATTTCCTTTACTAATTTAGGCACTCTTCATGCAAGTAGTCTCAGCCATGAGTCTCCACTTTGCAGGGAAGCTTTTAACCAAGTCTGCAATCTTAAGAGCCATACGCAGGCTCATCTCACGCAGGCGAGCTTGGTTGACATTCATGAAGTCAATGATGTCATCTTGTTGCATCTCTGAGAACTCGTAGTCCTGGAACAACACACCATCTCGGGCAATCTGTTTAATGCGCAGGATCTTGTCACGCATGGTGTCAAGTGTCAAGTCCAAGTAGTGACAGCGACTCTGCAATGCATCCAAGTGGTCACGCAATTTTTGTGACTTCATCTTGTCAAACTTCAAGTTAGTGATAAAAATAACACTGCCTCGGAACTCAAAGCTGTCTGGGATGCCTTCGCGGCGCAGAGTACTGCTCTCTGACAGCCATGAAATCTTACGCTTCTTACCTGAGTCCAAGGCACCCTTGAGCAAGTTAAGAGCAACGTCATCTAACAAGATGCTGTCGCAGTCATCAAACACCAACACACAATTGGCGTCACTGTATTTGTACAGTGTTTGGTACAAGCCAATTGGGGTGGCACTGCCTTTGACTACCTCAGCACGTAGACGCTTGCCGGCAATCTTGTCAAACATACAGGCCTTGTCAACTTCGGCTTCTACGCCGTAGCTCTTGCCCACGCCCGGGGGGCCGCTGACAATCATTGCACGGATGTCGCCTGCTGTGGCTGCCTTGGTCATCTCAGTGAGAATCTCAAAACGCTCGCGGATCCGAGTCATTGCTTGTTCTTCAGTTTCTACTGCCACTGATTGTTTAAACTCTACAGTCTTGGTCTGTGCTGTCACAGTGTCTCCTCCAACAATTTCAATATCCTCGATGCCGTCAACACGAACACGCACCACGTCAAACTCGGCGCCAAAATGGCCCTCGCTTTTTACAGTTACAAAGCCGCCGCGGGCGCCTTTTGTAAAATCTTTAACAAGAGTAAACGCAACACCACGCACGTTTTGATTGCGGTAAGTGCCTTTGTGTATTACAACTTGGGTCATTCCTAGCTCCTTTTTAATTTCTATACAAGTATTATAGCAAAAGTTGAATTATTGGTCAACCGGCGCAAACATGCGTGAGCCTTGTGCCACAAAAACCCGATAAGCTTCCAGGGTTTTTTGGGGCTGAGCCAAGGGATTCTTTTGGATGAATGCCAGGGTTTCCGGCAGGGGCATGCCCAAGAATTCTGCTTCTTTTTGCAAGTGTTTGATTGCTGTAGTGATCTGCATATCTGCTCCTTTGTTGCTTACTATGCTTGTATTATAGCAAATGACGTATTTCTGGTCAACCGTTTTTTACATTGTTTTTTGTGTACTTTGATGCGTCAGCACAACATCTAAGGGCGTAAACCGCCCATGATGGCAAAAATGTATACTCAAGTACTGGTTTTAGGGAGCAAAACTGCAAACTCAAGTACTAGTTTTTAGATGAGTTTTCCGTTGTGATCAAACTTGATTGGTTGGCTAAACTCCGGAAAATGTACGCCATGCGGTGCAAGATATTGTGCTATACGCAATAATGATATATTTAGAATCTCCTGAATATCTTCATATTCAAAATCATTCATATACAATATATTAATATTATAATCCAGGTCTTCATCGACATCTACAAAATCATCAGAATCAAGAACTGTACCGTCATCATATTCGATAATCAATGGCTGATATTCTTTAAACTCATTGTATTCTTTTAAATCAAATTTGGTGTGCTCTTTAATCATGCTTGTTCCTTATTAGTTAATATACAAGTATTATAGCAAATGACGTATTTCTGGTCAACCAAATTTTAAACAGTTTGGCCTGCTACAAGGCGTCGAATACGGTGGGCCATGTCTTCGGGGGTGTCGCCTTTGCCTGTGAGCATAAAGGACGTATACTCCACCATGTCGGCACTCTTAAACTCCAGGTCAATGCCCAGGTTCTTAAACACCAGGTTCACTTGCTTGAGAGTCTCAACCACTGTTTCGTGTACAAGGGTACAGGTGTCGTTGTTGATTTCCTCATCGTAGTACTGCAAATCTTCTGCAAGAAATTTGTTGTAGGCACCCTGGTCGTCCATGATACAGAACTTGCCAAAAGCCCGGTTAAGATCAGGGTCCATAAAGTCATCAATGCCTTCACCAATGTCGTTGGTGTCAATGCTGTTAAGACGTTCTTGTTTAGTAAATGTACGCATCTGGGCTCCTTTTGTGTTTGTATGTGTGTATTGTAGCAAATGGTGAATTATTGGTCAACCAGGCAATGTGTTGTTTTTTAGCCACAAAAAAACCCTACAATTTGCAGGGTTTTTGAACAAGCTTGTCTGTGAATTAGCTTGCATAGGTTGGGTTAAGCCTTGGGGGTGACACAAACAAATCAAACTCCAATACATCCCCGTCTTGAATGTCAATGGGCCAATTACCTTCTTCTCCAGGCTCACGCTCAATGAGCTGATCTACTCCGTTAATTCGAATATTTCTTTTTGCATCGTACATACGGGTACCATCAGGGTTGGCGCCAACCGAGGTTATGAAATTGTTTTCAATAGGCACTGTAATGATGTATTCACGATTGACATACTTGATTGAGTCTGGGTGTAATCCATCTTTTGGTGCTGAATACTTGTCAAAAAATTGTTGGTCATCTAATAGAAGAATGTCTTGTTCAAATTCCTCGATTGAAGCTGGTTTGTAGCCAGGCCAAACTGCTTCGGCACGGAGCGCCTTGGTTATGCCGGCTTGTATATGATTCATTGTAATCGCCCACACATTAAGAACACCGCCCTCTCCTAGGCCATTTACTGTGATCTTGACTGGTATAGCATCACCAGCCACAGAGCTGTCTGTTTCCCAGGTACAAACAATGTCTGAATCCTGGTCAAGTATGTCTGGCGTGCGTGGAACTGGTGCCTGTTCGGGCACTGTGCCATTGAACACTTGTGCTCCGTTAAACTCAACAGTGACTGTTGCTGGGGCGGCAGAATCCCCCCAGGCTTTTCCAATTAATCGATTAGTGCGTATAGCCATGGTAATTGTCCTTTATTAGATTTATTTATGCCAGCTCATTTTTAGCGCCAGTGTTTTACAACAAAATCATCATGAATTTTGTCGGGTTTTGGGCGGCCATGAAAAATTACAATTTTCAGACCCGGGGTAACTACAGCGCCAGCGCCGGGACGACGATGTGTGCGTGTCTTCATGTCTAGCCCACCGTTATCAACTTGCCACCGCCAGCTTTGTACTGCTGTGGGATCAATAAATCTTCGGTCAACTAAGTCTATCATCACACTTATATAGTCTTGATCTCCGGGATATTGATCCATGATTTTTTTCATGTCGCTCTGAGAAAACTTCTTCCAAATGTGTTGGAATTTTTGTGTATCCCAAAACATGACACTGGAATTTATCCCAGTCCAATTTGCTCTCCACAGCGATCTAAAATCTTTAATGGTCCAAAAATGATTGGATGATAGACCCAACATCCAATCTAAGTTGTCGACTATTAGCACATCGAGATCAAAATACAGTAGTCTTCCGGGCACATGCACAGGGTTAAACATCTGCATTTTATACCACCAAGCTCGCTTTGGGCCATTAGCTGCCGGCCAGGAATCCAGGGAATGTTTGATCATGTGTGCTGGCACTTCGCGTTCGGCTTCGGTGAACACATGCAATTTTATTGGGTAAGAAAAATTGCGTTGTAACATAGAATACAATTTTTCTACGTAGTCCCAGGAATATTTGTCCCCGTGAATTAAACAAGCACAATCCACTGTGAGTTCTTGATGATGTTGTAATGGCATAAGATTTCATATTTACCATTATCGCAGCCTATAAATATGATTATGAAAATCGTTATAGTAACCGGTGGCTTTGACCCCATACATTCTGGTCATATTTCTTATCTCAATCACGCTGATCATTTGGGTGATTTGTTAGTTGTTGGTTTAAATTCTGATGCGTGGCTTGCTCGTAAAAAAGGTCGTCCGTTTATGACCTGGCGTGAGCGCATGGCAATTTTAGACAATTTACACATGACAGATCATGTCATTGAGTTTGATGACAGCGACGGCACAGCCTGTGATGCTATTCGTCGAGTCAAAGAAATGTTCCCCACAGACGAAATTGTGTTTGCCAACGGCGGAGATAGAACATCTGACAATATTCCTGAAATGGTGTTTGATGATGTGGAGTTTGTATTTGGAGTTGGGGGAGACGACAAAGCCAACTCCAGTTCATGGATACTAGAAGACTGGAAGAAACCCCGAACAACTCGCGCCTGGGGCTACTATCGTGTGTTGCACGAAGTAGGCGCAAATACCAAACTAAAAGAACTCACTGTGTCTCCAAAAACATGCCTGAGTATGCAACGACATGATCAACGTGCCGAGTTTTGGTTTGTGGCCGAAGGCGAGGCTGCTGTCTACACCCTGGACTCGTCAAGTGATCATGATCTAGTAGGACACTACCAGGCCCATGAGCATATTTTTATTGCCCAGGGTGAATGGCACATGTTGTGCAATGAAACTGACCAGCCACTCCGGTTAATAGAAATACAGTACGGCACTAACTGTGTGGAAGAGGACATTGAACGCCGATGAAAGCCATACCAGTTTACATTGGGTACGATCCGAGAGAAGCCATTGCCTTTCACACCTGTGCCAACTCAATCATACGACATGCGTCAAAGCCTGTGTCTATTATTCCTGTGGCATTAAACTTGTTTCGTGACTACGAAGAAACACACACAGATGGCAGCAATCACTTTATCTACACACGTTTTCTAGTACCACACCTGCAAGAATACACAGGCTGGGCAATCTTCATTGATGGTGACATGATTGTGCGTGATGATATTGTAAAGTTATGGGAATTACAGAATCCTTATAACGATGTCATGGTGGTCAAACACGATTACAAAACTTGTATGCCTGTAAAATACCTAGGAGCAAAAAATGAAGACTATCCTCGAAAAAATTGGAGTAGTGTTATTCTGTGGAATTGTAATTCTTTTCCTAACAGGAAACTTACTCCCCAGTTCGTCCAACACGCCACCGGCAGTGAGCTCCACCGCTTCTCGTGGTTAGATGATGACCGCATTGGTGAACTACCTCCTGAATGGAACTGGCTGCCTGATGAATACGGTATCAACCGAGATGCCAAACTATTACACTACACGCTAGGCACGCCTTGTTTTCAAGAGTTTGCTGACACTCCACAAGGCGATGAATGGCACAGAGAACGCATACTTACAGAGTATTGCCAGCAAAGGTTGATAGAATGAGTGATGGCAGTGAGAGATCAGCACCAAGACCTAGAAGTGTTGATGCAAATACATTTGCAAGCAATTGGGAATTGACGTTTGGAAGGAAAGAAAAACCGGGTGTTAACACACCACCCCCTCCTTTAGAAATACACGAATTAGATATGGTCACTGACCCTATCAAAAGTATTTTTAGAGATATACTAAAATGGAGGGTAGACCCTGACGGGCATTACTATGGTATCAGCATTGATTATATTATGGATCAAATTAAATTATTAAACACAGGCAATGTGGCAGCCATAGCAAGTGATGACAAGGATTTTGAACTCATGTACGAGAAAAAAGGAAAACGGTACGATCCAATTTTACAAAGTTTTATACAGGGCTCTGGCGGCAGATTAAGCACCTGGGCTCGAGAAGAAGCCACATCAACACCGGTGGTGATACGTGGGATTACTAGAAAGAACCAAATGCTTGAATGCCGCGACACCGGCAGAACTTTTTATTACATTGACACTGGATATTTTGGCAACGGCAAGAGAAAAACCTATCACAGAATTACCAAAAATGATGTACAATGGTTTGGTGATATTGTAGAACGTCCTGGAGATAGATTTGTTGCTACCGGGGTGCAATTAAAAAAATTCAGAAGAGGAACTAGCATACTATTGGCGCCGCCTAGCCAAAAACTATTAAATCTATACAACATTGTGTTAGAAGATTGGTTAGAACAAACACAAGCAGAAATACGACAATATACTGATCGTCCTATTATAGTGCGCACCAAACAAAGTCGTACAGCTAGACTTAGTTATGACACAATGGAAATGGCCCTGGATCGTGATGTACATTGCTTGGTGACATTCTCAAGTATTGCTGCCACAGAAGCATTGCTACTAGGCAAACCGGCAATCACCCTGGGACCAAATGCCGCCGCGCCGTTGTGCCGACATCAAGTCTCTGATATTGAAAATCTGTACTTTCCAACTATGGATGAAGTAGATGCATGGGCGCGGCATCTTGCATATTGTCAGTTTACTGAAGCTGAAATGCGGGATGGAACAGCATGGCAGATCTTAAATGACCATTGATGTAGTTGTATATGTTAGTAGCGTGGCCAATCCTCAGAGGCATCCTAGGAAAATTGCATGCTTAGAAAGCTTTGCCGCGGGAGTTACTAAAACAGGGCACCGCGTTCATGTTGAATGGGATTTCAAATACCAACCTGCACCATTGGCAGTGATACTAGGATGGACAACAGCAAGTACTGGTGGACCAAACATTGCGTTACGAAAACAAATTATTGCCGAGCAACAACGCCACAAATTCAAGACCATGTGCATTGATGCTAGTTGTTGGAAATATATTGATGACTCCAGCACTTACTTAAGATACAGTTTAGGTGGACCGTTTTATGATCGTGCAGAATACGCAAACAACGCCAGTGGCCCAGAAAAGTGGCAAGAAATAAGTCAACAATTATCTTTACAGCTAAATCCGCCCAGGGTTAATGATGGGCACATACTGATATGTATGCAACGTGATGGCGGATTCTCAATGAAGTCATTGAATCCAATTGCGTGGCTGGATGCAAAAATCAAAGAAATAAGACTGCACACCACAAGAGCAATTGTTGTACGCCCACATCCAGGTTCTTATACAATGCTGGACTTTGACAAATTTACATCACCAAAGTATAAAGCAAAATGGAACGTGTCAGTTATAGATCCCAAGCACAGTAAACTAACTGACAACCTGGTAGGATCACACTCTGTGGTGTTGTTTAATAGTTCAGCAAGTGTGGCAGCAGTGTGTGCCGGCATCCCTGTGTTTGCCGATGATTCAAGTTGTGTAAGTTGGG